GGCGGAGTTGGCTGTTGGGTTTGGCCGTAAGGTAAGGAACCTTTTGGACTCGGATGTTTATACAAAGGTCTTTCCTGGGATCGCCTTGAGACAGGACTCAAAAGCTGCGGGGCGGTGGGCTACGAATAAGAGTGGAGAGTATTTCGCTATCGGTGTTGGGGGTACGGTGACGGGTAAGGGTGCGGATCTACTCATTATTGACGACCCGCATTCTGAACAAGAGGCTGCCTTGGCGGGCAATGATCCGTCGGTGTTTGATAAGGTACACGAGTGGTACACCTCTGGACCGCGCCAGCGTCTACAGCCTGGTGGCTCAATTGTGATCGTGATGACCCGCTGGAGTAAGCGGGATTTGACTGGGCAGATTCTAAAGAGTGCGCTAGAGAGAGAAGGCGATGAGTGGGAGGTGATTGACTTTCCCGCTATTCTGCCGAGCGACAAGCCTTTATGGCCAGAGTTTTGGAGCTATGAGGAACTGGATGCCCTACGGACGGAACTGCCCTTACCTAAGTGGCAGGCTCAGTATCAGCAGCAACCGACTTCTGAGCAGGGCGCGATTATTAAGCGGGAGTGGTGGCAGGAGTGGGAGGGGGATAACCCGCCGTCTTGTGAGTTTGTGATCCAGTCATGGGATACGGCGTTTACAAAGAATGAGCGAAGCGACTATTCGGCGTGTACGACGTGGGGTGTGTTTTACAAGAACGAGAACGCGGAAGATGCCCACGTTATTCTCTTGGATGCTTTTAAGAAGCGTATGGAGTTTCCGGAGTTAAAGGACAAGGCATATAAACACTACATGGAGTATCAGCCTGATTCTTTTATTGTTGAGGCCAAGGCTTCTGGAGCGCCGTTGATTTATGAACTTCGCCAGATGGGAATTCCTGTTCAGGAGTTTACTCCCACTAGGGGCAATGATAAGATAGCCCGTATCAATGCAGTCTCTGATTTATTTGCTTCTGGAAAAGTGTGGGCACCGAGGACACGCTGGGCGGAGGAGGTAATGGAGGAGATGGCATCGTTTCCTAATTCTGAGCATGATGACTTGGTTGACTCTTCGACGCAGGCTCTGCTCAGGTTTAGAAAAGGCGGGTTTATTAGATTGAGTTCTGATGAGCCGGATGATGTTACGTATTTCAAAAGACGCAAAGCGTCTTACTATTAAAGGCAGACTATGGCTATTTCAAAATCACTATACGCAGCCCCACAGGGACTGGATGATTTACTTGCTCAAAGCGAGCCGGATATTGAAATTGAGATTGAGGATCCCGAATCCGTACATATAGAGATGGACGGTTTGGAGATTGATCTAGAGCCTACGCCAGAAACATCGGATGACTTTGATGCCAATTTAGCCGAATACATTTCTGAGACAGAGCTTCAGTCTATTGTTGGCACACTGAGCAGTGACTTTGATGATGACGTTTCTAGCCGCAAAGACTGGATCCAGACTTATGTTGATGGACTAGAGTTGCTAGGAATGAAAATCGAGGAACGCTCTGAGCCATGGGAGGGAGCTTGCGGGGTATATCACCCTCTCTTGTCAGAAGCATTGGTGAAGTTCCAGTCTGAGACAATGATGTCCACCTTTCCTGCGGGCGGTCCCGTTAAGACGCAGATCATCGGCAAGGAAACTCAGACTAAGAAGGATGCTGCGATCCGTGTTGCTGATGATATGAATTACCAGCTCATGGATGTAATGAAAGAATACCGTCCTGAGCACGAGCGCATGCTGTGGGGCTTGGGTCTGTCTGGTAATGCCTTTAAGAAGATTTACTTTGACCCGCACTTGGATCGTCAAGTATCTATTTTTGTTCCGGCTGAAGATATGGTGGTGCCGTATGGCGCTATGAATCTTGAGTCTGCGGAGCGCGTTACTCATGTAATGCGTAAGACAGAGAATGAGCTGCGCCGCCTACAGGTAGCAGGTTTCTATATGGACGTTGATCTGGGTGAGCCAGACAATACTTTGGATGAAGTAGAGAAGAAAATTGCGGAGAAGATGGGTTTCCGTGCGACGTCTGATGACCGCTATAAGTTATTGGAGATGCACGTAGATTTAGATTTACCTGGCTATGAGCACAAAGATGAAGATGGAAAACCAACGGGTATCGCGCTTCCGTACATTGTCACGCTTGAGAAGGGCAGCAATACATGTTTGGCGATCCGAAGAAACTGGGATCCTGAAGACGAGACTTATCAGAAGCGCCAGCATTTTGTTCACTATGGCTATGTGCCTGGTTTTGGTTTCTATTACTTTGGCCTTATCCATCTTGTGGGGGCGTTTGCTAAGTCTGGCACCTCACTCATTAGACAGCTTGTCGATGCTGGTACGTTAAGCAATTTACCAGGCGGATTTAAAGCTCGCGGTATGCGGGTGAAGGGTGACGATACGCCAATTGCACCCGGAGAATTCCGTGATGTGGACGTTCCATCTGGGACGATTAAAGATAACCTCTTACCGCTTCCATATAAAGAGCCAAGCCAGACCCTGCTTCAGCTTTTGAACCAGATTGTGGACGAAGGCCGCAGATTTGCTAACACAGCGGATCTACAGATTGCCGACATGAATGCCAACTCACCCGTTGGTACGACACTGGCTATTCTTGAGCGGACATTGAAGACGATGAGCGCCATTCAAGCGCGTGTTCATTACTCAATGAAGCAGGAATTGGGTCTGTTAAAGAAGATCATTGCTGCATATACGCCAGAAGACTACGACTATGAGCCAGTTGAAGGCAGCCGGATGGCCAAGCGTGAGGACTATGACAACGTAAACGTCATTCCCGTGTCTGATCCCAATGCTTCTACGATGGCGCAGAAGATTGTGCAGTATCAAGCGGTACTTCAGTTAGCTCAGACTGCTCCGCAGATGTACAACATGCCACTTTTGCACCGTCAGATGCTGGAAGTGCTGGGAATTAAGGACGCACAGAAGCTAATTCCCATGGATGATGACCAAGTGTCTACAGATCCAGTGACGGAGAACCAAAATGTGCTGATGCAAAAGCCTGTAAAAGCGTTTTTGACGCAGAATCATCAGGCGCACATCCAAGTTCACATGACGGCCATGCAAAATCCGCATATTCAGCAGCTTATGCAAGGAAATCCTGCGGCGCAAACGGTTCAGGCTGCCATGATGGCGCACATTAACGAGCATTTGGGCTTTGAATACCGCATTCAGATTGAACAACAGCTTGGATTTGCGTTACCTCCGCAAAAAGATGAGTCTGGCGAGGATATTCCGATGGATCCACAGGTGGAAGCTCAACTTGCACCTATGTTGGCACAGGCTTCTCAGCGTTTATTGGAGATGAGCCAGGCTCAACAAGCGCAAAAGCAAGCCCAGCAGCAGGCACAGGATCCTATTGTTCAGATGCAGATGCAAGAACTTCAGATCAAGGCTGCCGAACAGCAAAGAAAAGCACAAAAAGACGCGCAAGATGCACAGCTCAGGCAAGCTCAGTTGGCCGTTGAACAACAACGGATTAACTCTCAGCAAGCTATTGCACAGGCGCAGATTGAGGCTAAAAAGCATAATGAAGCCAGAGCACTCGACGTAGACGCCTTAAAGGCTGCCGCTCAAATGAAGCAGCAAACTAGGTTAGAAACTAGTCGAAATAACATCAATGCTTTGAAGGCTATGGTGGACATCAAACACAAAGATGAACAGCAGAAAAAAGAGTTGTTTGCGGATGCTCTTAAAAATATCCACATGAAAAAAAACAAAGGTGAGTAATGGACGTATTAGGCACCATAACGATTGAACTTGATGCAAAAGTAAAACAGCTAACAGACCATTTAGCTGCTGGCCGTGCCAGTTCTTTTGAAGAGTACAAGCAACTTTGCGGGGAGATCAAGGGTCTGCTCTTCGCAAGGCAATACACAACAGACCTGAAACGAAACTTGGAGAACTCGGACGATGAGTGAAACCTTAGACTTTTCACGTGCGATTGACCTATCTGCACTGATGTCGAAAACGGCTGATGAAAAAGCCAAACAACTACCCCGCCCACAAGGCTATCGCATACTTTGCGCTATCCCAGAAGCGGAGCAGCAATTTGAAGAAAGTGAAGCTGGCTTGGTAAAAGCTAGCGAAACCATGCGCAATGAAGAAACCTTGACCACGGTTTTATTTGTTGTTGATATGGGTAAGGATTGCTACCAGGATAAATCTCGTTTCCCTAACGGCCCTTACTGTAAGCAAGGTGACTTTATCTTGGTTCGACCAAACGCTGGAACGCGATTGGTTATTCATGGACGCGAATTCCGCATCATTAACGATGACTCCGTAGAGGCTGTTGTAGATGATCCACGCGGCATTAAGCGTAAATTTTAAAAGGAGCCGGACATGGCAACAAACCCAAACGATGATTATAAATTCCCCGATGAAGTAGACACTACTGTGGATATTACTATCGAGGAGGATGGCGATATTGAGATTGAGATTGAGGACGATACACCTGAAGATGATCGTGGCCGAACCCCCGTATCTCAAGATGTAGTTAGGCAGCTTGAAGTAGAAACTGACGAGCTGGATAAATACAGTAAGGACGCCAAAGACAAGCTCATTAAGATGAAGCGGGTCTGGCACGATGAACGCCGTGCCAAAGAAGAGGCGTACCGTGAGCAGCAAGAGGCTATTAACATGGCCAGAAAGCTCATGGATGAGAACAAGCGTATGTCAACCATGATCCAAAATGGTAGTCAAGAGTACGCTAAAACCATCCAAAATGCTGCTCAAATGGAGTTAAAAATGGCCCAGCGTGCATACAAAGATGCGCGTGATATGGGTGATACGGATGCCGAGATGGAGGCCCAGCAGGCAATGCAGGCGGCTAACTTGCGTGTCATGCAGGCAAATAATTTTCGTATGCCCTCTTTACAAGAGGAAAAATATGAAGTACAAACGCCTCAAGAGCAAGTTCAACAAGCTCCCCGCCCTGACAATCGGGCAATGGAGTGGCAAGAACGCAATTCCTGGTTTGGACATGACGAGGAAATGACGGCTGCGGCGCTAGGGTTACACGAAAAACTCAAGCGTCAAGGTGTGCCAGTTGGCTCTGATGAGTACTATACGACGTTGGACCGAACGATTCGTAAAAGGTTCTCTGAGAATTTTAACGAGCCTGAAAGGGCTGAGAGTGAATCTGTTGCCCGTACAAAACCGAGCACGGTGGTTGCGCCAGCTACGAGAAGCACTTCATCTAAAAAGATAAAGTTAAGACAATCGCAGATCGCAATATCCAAGAAACTTGGATTGACCCCAGAACAGTATGCACTTGAACTTAGAAAATTGGAGAACAGATAATGGCTGAAACTAGAACACCACGTGAAATTGAAACCCGAGAAGTTAGCATGCGCCCTAAAGAGTGGGCACCGGCAGAGCTTCTCCCCGAGCCCGACAAGCAGGCTGGGTTTGCATATCGCTGGATTCGTGTCTCTACAATGAACAATCCTGACCCCCGCAACATTTCTGCGAAACAACGCGAGGGCTGGGAACCAGTACGTATAGAAGAGCAGCCGAAATTTCAACTCTTAGTTGATCCCAATAGTCGTTTTAAAGACAACATTGAGATTGGCGGACTACTGCTTTGCAAGAGCCCGAGTGAGTTTATTGACCAGCGTAATGCTTATTACGCGAAGCAAACACAAGCTCAAACGGACGCTGTAGACAATAGTTTCATGCGTCAAAGCGATGCGCGGATGCCGCTCTTCCCTT